GGATGCACTATAAGAACCCCCTGGAAGAGCACGTCAGGGCACAACGTCTCATTCATGATAGGTCCAATATGAATTCAACTGCTGTTTTGAAAAATATTGTAGGTTACCACCCAGTAACCTTCACCGATTCATCTACAAAGAAAAACACGTCCATTAAACCATTCACGGCTCCTATTGCTTCATTGAACTATGAAAGTGCAAAACCTCGACACGAACATGAGGTTTATACAGACGTAGCAATTAAGAATGGGTTTTTCTATCGATTGAGAAGATCATGGAAGAAAAGGAATATGCCAGCTAATCCAGTTCAAGCTGGTGAGGATAGACATGACCCTAATCATGTATTTATCCCAAGAACTATGAATGCTAGTTTGCTTAACTCTGAAGAGAGGGAAACACTCGAACAAGATATAGCTCTTAGGGATACATTGTTAGCTGAGCATAATACCAAGATTGACCATGAGATTGCCTTTGTTAGAGAAACCAACAACACCAACAATCTTAATTACCAGAATGCTGTTGCTGATGCGATTGCCAATGATGCACTTATGCCAGCGCCACGAGAGCTTATCGAACTCCCAAATAGAGATGCTAGAATCAGAAGAGAAGAAAACCTCATCGATGAATCTATCATCAATAGATACGGAGCAGCAGATAAGCCAGAAAAAGCAAAGGAGATTAAGAAGAGATTAAGGAGGGAGTTTGATAGAGATGAACAACCTATCATACATGTCAGAAACCAAACCTTTGAGAAGGAGACTGAAGTTGACACTTTTCAAGTTGGTACTTCAACTGATGATCTAGAGAAATCTAGAGCTTTTGTGCTACAATTGCAATCAGACTCATCTTTCTTTAAACCCTTTAATGTTGAAGAACTTAAAGCCAAGTTAAGAAAGAAGATCTTTTCCTGCAAAGCTAGTGCCTCGTTGACTTACCACCTGAAAATTAAGCATGCCTTTTCAGTTAGGAATCCTGCTTTACTTACATCCATGAGAGCAGATGCCAGAGTTTGGTTGGCTTCCAAAAATTTTCCTATGGATTCTGAAGAAGAGTACAGTATCATCACTAGTTCAGTCATAGCAGCATATATGATTGACCCCTGTGAGTACGCTTTTTATAGGCTCTGTCAGGAACGCAATTTTTGGAATGGATTTTCTGATTATAATTCAGCACTTAGTGGAAGTGTAGATGTCACTATTCCATCTAAGTTGTCAACAATATTACCCGGTTCCAAAGACTCAGGGGACTGGAGAGGACTTAAACGTTCTTTAATATTTGACAAGTCTGTGCGGCTGAATTATTCCACAAAGCACAACACTGCTTAATATTGCTGTATTCCTAAGATAGCTCAATGTAATGATTATTTGTTACCAACAGCAACGCTTAGTAACCCCCAGCTATCTTTAGATGCTAGGAGTATAGCTACGCACAGACCACCAAGA